TCTATCAGAGTCTGGCGCACATGAAGTAAAGATTGTAGAAGACTTCAGTGAACTAGATGCTGAGAATGTGGATGATGCAATCATTGAGAATGCAGAAGATACTATGACCCTATTGGAGCGTTACATCGATGAGTTAGATGTAACATTAGATAAGAAAAGACTGACGAGTATGATGAAGTCTTTATATGTAGAAGCGAGTGATTTAGAACTTTGATTATATTTAAGACAGTACGTTGGAAGAACTTCCTTTCAACAGGCAATCAGTTTACAGAGATACAGTTGGATAGGAGTCCAACTACATTAATTATTGGAGAGAATGGTGCTGGGAAGTCTACCATTCTTGACGCCTTGTGTTTTGGGTTATTCAATAAACCTTTCAGACAAATCTCTAAGAACCAACTTATCAATTCAGTTAACGGTGGTGGTGCTATCGTTGAAGTAGAGTTTGAGGTTGGTACTAAACATATTCGTGTACATCGTGGAATCAAACCAAACAAGTTTGAAGTCTATGTAAATGACACATTAATTAATCAGGATGCAAATGCTCGTGATTATCAGAAACACTTGGAACAACAGATTATGGGATTGAACTATCGTTCTTTCACACAAGTTGTTATTCTGGGTTCTTCTACCTTTGTACCATTCATGCAATTACCTACAAAGGCAAGGCGTGAAGTGGTAGAAGATATTCTTGATATTAAGATATTCTCTCTTATGAATTTCTTACTCAAGAACAAGACTAAAGAACTAAACGAGGAAACTCGTAATGTCGAATATCAATATGAACTAACCAAAGAAAAAGTAACTCTGCAAGAAAAATTCATCAAGGAGGTGATAAATAACAAGTCGGAGATAATCGCTGAAAATCAGCAAAAGGTATTCGACAACGTATCTATTATCAATGCACGAAATGGTGATATAGAAAAACACGAAACAGATAAGTCAAGTCTGTCTTTCGATGCAGAAGTTAAAGTAAAAGTTGAATCTAAATTAAGAAAACTTACACAATCAGAAGCTGCACTAAAAAATAGAAAGGCAGAAAATGACCGTCAAATCGAATTTTTCAAGGACAACGATGAATGCCCGACTTGCGAACAATCAATCACGGATGCAACAAAGTCGGCGAAGATTACAAAACACAGCGAAAAAATCACAGAACTCAACACAGCAATCGATAGTTGTAAAACCCTCGAAAGAGTTGAACAGGAGAGACTGAATTCCATTCTATCTAATATAGAGACTATGAGACAGCATGATGTAGAGATTGCAAAGATTAGGTCTACTATAGTGCAGTTAGAAAAGTTCAATACTCAATTAGAGAAAGACATTGCTAGTTATGAGAGTGGTTCTATATCAGATGATGATAAAGAAAAACTTGCAAAACTAAAAGGTCAGATTGAACTGATTGATGAACAGAAGTCTAAACTGAAAGAAGATAAGTTTTACATTGATGTTGCTCGTAATCTTTTACAAGATAGTGGTATCAAGACAAAGATTATCAAACAGTATCTACCCATTATGAATAAGTTGGTGAATACATACTTATCATCAATGGACTTCTTTGTCAACTTTAATATTGACGAAAATTTCCAAGAGACTATCAAGTCACGCTTTCGTGATGAATTCTCTTATGCATCATTCTCTGAAGGAGAGAAGATGCGAATTGACTTGGCGTTACTCTTCACATGGAGAGCAATTGCAAAGATGAAGAACTCAACTAATACCAATCTACTAATCCTTGATGAGATATTTGATTCGTCTTTGGATGGTACAGGTACAGATGATTTCCTCAAAATCCTTAATACGTTCTCAGACCAGAACGTGTTTGTTATTTCCCATAAACAGGATATGCTTTTTGACAAGTTCAGAAGTATTGTCCAATTCAAAAAAGAAAAGAACTTTAGTAAGGTAGTATAATATGAAACAGAGTGAAAGATTTTATCAGTTGTTGGAAGAGATGAAAGCAACACATGACGCAAAGAGACATGACTATGCAAGTACAGCTGATGTATTCGCAAACTTCAGACATTGTGAGATTGCTGGTATTCCAGCATGGAAGGGTGTCTGTGTTCGTATCAGTGATAAGTTCAGTCGTATCATGGGGTTTGCAAAGAAAGAAAAACTAAAGGTTAAGGATGAGAGTGTGCAAGATACTCTTATCGATATGGCAAACTATGCTCTTATTGCACTTATTCTTTTTGAAGAAGAAAGTAAAAAAAGTGAAAAAAAGTGAAAAAAGTACTTGACTTGTTGTAATAACTAGTATATACTGTAAAGACAATAGAGATGGAAAGGAATTCTATTATGATGTTTGAAGGTATTGGTTATCAGGATATGAAGTCAAAGGTCTTCAATGAGAGCGGTTTTGTTAACAAGACTGATATTGAAAAGAAGGGTAATGAAAAGTTTGTCATTTACTTTGGTCGTGCTGTTGTAGATGACTTTGAAACTGGTGTTACTGCTAGAGGTCAGTTGAAGATTGGTCGTGGTAAGTTTATTACTGCACTACAACGTGGTAGAAACCAGCCTGGTATTGATTTTCGTATCTACGCAGAAATTGTTGTTGGTAAAAACTCCGACACATATGTTCTGGAGAGATTAATTAAGGAAACTTTTCTAGAAAGAAATTTGATTGGTTCACAAGGTCAGAGAGAGACATACTCTTTTACTGATGATGAAATCGCTGATGTGGTTTATACCATAGAAGAGATGACCAAAGATTTCTATCCAGATGTAGAAATTAAGAAGGTTAATTTTTATCAGTGATTGTATCATACACAAAATTTCGTAGTCTGTTTGAACTACCAGATAAAATAGACTACGAAGAATTCAAGTCTAAAATTAAAGTAAAGCGAAACCAAAAAATTATGGACTATACTCCAGATGAATTTTTTGAAGCTAGAAATGATTTTAGACTTGTTCAGAAAGAACAGTATTACAGAAATCTATATGAGATATGTGTTACTGATAGAGAAACTACTTTAGAGATGTGGTTTAACTCACATATTAAAATTGACAATCTATCTAAACACATGAACTTTTCGCTGAGTGATAATATTCTGAAGGATGGTGTCATTCATGGTAGATTACAAAATAAAGGTAGAATTGTTAAGAATATAAACTTTGATAAAATATTCGCAACAAAGAAGTATTCTAGTGAAGACAATATGCCTATTTTGAATGAACTGAAATGTATGTTCACTGACTATATTATCAATAGTAATTTAATCATTCCCCACGGTTTCAAAAAAGTTATAAGTAAAGACTTGTCAACTATTTTTGCTATTATGAGAGGCACGAGACATCGTGCTAGTATATTTAATCCATACACCTATGGATGGTTATTGCAGAATTATTTTGAAGGTGAAAGAGTTATCGCTCCAACCGCTGGATGGAATGCTTATCAGATAGGATTTCATCAAACCGATTGGAAAGAATTCACTTGTATTGATGTCATAGAAAGCGTCATTGAGAATGTTTCTGATATTGCTGATTACTATAATACCAATCCATTTACAGAAAATAAAATTGTAAGTGGGCATTGCTGTCCATCAGAAAAAGTTTTATTGGAAGAAAAAAATTACTATGACCTTTCTTTATGTAGTCCACCATATTTTAATTTAGAGATATATGAGACAGACAACCAGAACCAATCAGTTAATAATTTTCCAGAATATAATGATTGGTTAGAGGGATATTGGAACGCAACAGTAGAAAATATTCTTCCTACATTGAAGTCTGGAGGCACCTTTGCTTTTGTTATATCTAATTACAAAGACGTATTTTCTAATGTTAAAAAAGAAAATTCTAATGACTCACAGATAAACATATCAGAAGATATGCTAAACATATGTAAGAGACATATGACCTATGAGAAAACAGAAAACATTGCATGGTCTGGATTTTCTACTCTTGCTGGAAAAATGGGTACAAAAGGAAATGTAGAAGATATGCATATTTTATCAAAAAAGTTCTAAAAACATCTTGACATTTGTTATAAAAACAAGTATACTGTATAAGTAAGATGAATTGAGACAGAAATTAATTTCAAAAAAGTTCTAAAAACATCTTGACATTTGTTATTATAACGTATATAATGAATATACAAACTGAGAAAACAACACGGAGAAAATATATTATGGCACACGAACTTGAAATTGTAAATGGTAACGCTCAAATGGCATACGTTGGAGACTTACCTTGGCATGGACTTGGTACTAAGGTTGAACATGACCTTACCCCTGGCGACTTCCAAAAAGTTGCTGGTTTAGATTGGACTGTTGAGAAACAACCACTTGTTACTGCAACAGGTCTTCCAATCAAAAACAAAGAGGCACTTGTACGTTCCTCTGACAACTCTGTATTGGATGTTGTCGGTACAGGATGGAATCCAGTCCAGAACTCTGAAGCATTTGAATTCTTCCACGAGTATGTGATGGCAGGTGATATGGAAATGCACACTGCTGGTTCACTGAAAGATGGACAAATGGTCTGGGCACTTGCAAAGACTAAAGAATCATTTGAGTTGTTTGACGGTGATGTTACTGACAACTATTTCCTCTTTACTAACCCACACCAATTTGGTAAGGCGATTAATATTCGCATGACACCAATTAGGGTGGTATGTAACAATACACTTACACTGTCTCTTTCTCAGAACGCTGACAAGATGCTTACGGTAAATCACCGTAAAGAATTTGATGCTTCTGAAGTTAAAGAACAGATGGGTATTGCTCGTGAGAAAATGGAACAGTACAAGTCGATGGCTGCACACCTTGGTTCAAAGAGGTATACTCCTGATAATGTAATCCAATACTTCAACGAAGTATTTGGTGCTCCTGCGAAAGAGAAAGTTGATGGTGTTCTTCCATTTACATCTCGTAATTCAAAAGGTGCATTTGAGAACCTAGATGTGCAGCCTGGTGCTGAGTTTGCTCAAGGTACTTGGTGGACTGCATTTAACTCTGTTACTAACATGACAGACCACTTACAAGGACGTTCTAACGATGGTCGATTAGTTTCATCATGGTACGGACGTAACCGTAAAGTGAAGTTGAATGCATTAGAAAAAGCACTTGAGTACGCTGACGCTGCATAAAACACCTATATAATAATAGGGTGCTGTTCGTAAGTCGCCCTGTTGTCACAAAAATGCTTACTCTGTGACACAAAATGGAGTTTGGTGGTTCTCCCTAAAAACCACCGTTATAAATAAACGTGATATGCTGAATAATCAGGTATCAAATGTATCTTGCTTAACAAAGGAGAAAAACATGAATACATCTTTAACTATTGACCCATCAAGGGTTAACACTTACTCTATCGGTTTCGATAGAATGTTTGATTCGATGCTTAATTACCCATCGAAGAACCATACTTACCCACCATATAATATCGTAAAACATAGTGACGATAAGTACACTATTGAAATGGCAGTTGCTGGTTTCTCAAAAGACGATATTGCGATTGAAACAAAAGACAATACTCTTATGGTTCAGTCAAAGGATATTGGTGTGAATAAGACTGAAGTGGACACAACAGAGTATCTTCATAAAGGTATTTCGCAAAGGTCATTCAAGAAATTATTTACACTTGCAGAAGACGTTTTTGTAAATGGTGCTGATATGAAAGACGGATTGCTTTATATCAATTTGGAAAGAATTATTCCAGAGGAGAAGAAACCTAAAGTAATTAAAATTAAATAAAGATGTGGGGGATTATCTCTTGACAATCCCCCCATTTCTTGGTATAGTATGTATAAATTGAAATAGGATGAAAACAATTGAAATATAATAAAGAGATTGAATACAAATATTCAGAAGACAAGATTCTGGAAGAACTCAGGCAGTATATTGATAAAACATATTCTGCACATTATTCCCAAAACAAATTTCAAGCAACAGAATTCATCATGGACGGTGGACATGGAGAAGGTTTTTGTATCGGCAACATATTAAAGTATGCACAACGATACGGAAAAAAGGACGGCAAGAACAGAAATGACTTGCTAAAAGTGATACATTATGGTATAATGTCACTACACAATCACGATAATTATGGAGACAAGTGAAATGAAACTTAGTAATGATACACGAGAAGTACTAAAGAACTTCTCAACAATTAATCAGAATCTTCTGGTTAAAAACGGAAACGTAATTAATACAATGTCAGCAATGAAAAACATTGTATCAAGAGCAACTATCCCAGACACCTTTAATCAGGAGTTTGCAATTTATGACTTGAATGAGTTCTTGTCTGCGTTGTCTCTTTTCAAAGACCCATCTATGGCGTTCGATGAGAAAAGTGTAAAACTCAGTGAAGAAGGTGGTGGTTCAAAACTAACGTATATGTTTAGTGACCCATCTATCGTGACTGCACCAAAGACAGAAATCACTATGCCTTCTGTTGATGTTGAGTTCACATTTACTCAAGATACTTTCAATCAAATTCAGAAAGCATCTGCTGTACTTGGTGTTCCAGATGTAGTTCTTAAAGGAACTACTGGTGGTGATATTACACTTACCACAACTGACCGTAAGAATGAAACCTCTAATGACTTCAGTATTGTTGTTGGTGAGAACTCGCCTTCAGACTTTACTTACTTCTTTAAGGTTGAAAATCTTAAACTTCTTTCTGGTGATTATAAAGTAGAAGTATCTCAAAAGGGTATCTCTCGCTTTACTAATATGACAAAGGACGTAGAATACTTTATTGCTCTAGAAGCATCCTAAACCAGAAGGAATATATTATGAATGATGTGATGTTGTGGGTGGAGAAATACCGTCCCAAAACTATCAGTGAGTGTGTTCTCACTGATGACCTAAAGAAAACCTTCCAGACATTTGTAGATGAAGGACATATTCCAAATCTACTTTTATCTGGTGGGCCAGGCGTTGGTAAGACAACTGTTGCAAAAGCAATGTTGAATGAACTCGGCGCCACCTATATGATGATTAACGGTTCAGAGGAATCTGGTATTGACGTTCTTAGAAACAAGATTAAGAACTTTGCAAGTACTGTCTCTATGGATGGTAACCGTAAGTTCGTAATCTTGGATGAGGCAGATTATCTTAATCCTCAATCTACACAACCAGCGTTGCGTGGATTTATTGAAGAGTTCCACAAGAACTGTGGTTTCATCCTAACCTGTAACTTCAAGAACCGTATCATCGACCCTTTGCATAGTAGGTGTTCTGTTGTAGAATTTCGTATTCCATCTTCAGAGAAACCTAAACTTGCTGGTGAATTCTTTGCTCGTGTACAAGACGTTCTTAAAACAGAACAAGTACAATTTGAACCAAAGGCAGTCGCTGGTGTTGTTGAAAAACACTTCCCTGATTGGAGAAGAGTTCTAAACGAACTGCAAAGATATTCGGCATCTGGTATGATTGACAGTGGAATTCTTGTCAATATCTCAGAAACGAATATGAAGGACTTGACTAAATTCCTCAAAGAGAAAGACTTCAAGTCCATTCGTAAATGGGTTGCAAACAACCTAGATAATGACCCCTCTCGTGTGTATCGTAAAGTTTACGATTCTCTGTATGATGAAGTGCAACCACAAAATGTACCTCATCTTGTTCTTGCAACAGCAGACTATTCATACAAATCTGCCTTTGTCGCTGACCAAGAAATCAATATGCTTGCTTTCATGGTTGAAGTTATGACACAGGTGAATTGGAAATGAGTGGGTACGAACTAAAACATTATCTGAAATCTCTCAATGAAACAAAGGAAAATCTGATGGAATCAGATGACCCTATGTGGGAGAAGAAGTACTCACCGTTCATCATTAACAAGTGTCTGGCACCGTTCAACGATACCATCATGCTTGTTAATGAGATGAACATGAGACACCACCTACCATCAAAACTCCAATATGATTTTTTACTAAATACTATTAGGTCTAAGAAACGGTATGCACCTTGGGTAAAGGGTGACAAGTTGAAAGATTTAGAGTATGTAAAAGAGTATTTTGGATATAGTAATGAAAAAGCAAAAGCCGCTCTAAAACTACTTGATAATGAACAAATTAATACTATCAAAGATAGTTTGAATAAAGGTGGAAGAAAATGACAGAAATTGATTGGCATCCAGAAGCGATGCTGGAAGTAAAACTAAAAGAACCAGATGACT